TAAATATGAATAGTACACATGCTCAAGGATTTGGCAATAAACCATTTAATCCTCAAGGAGTAGGTGATACAACATCACCAAATGGAGCTTTACCTAGTGGAGAAGTTAATATGAATCAAATAATGGGATTAATGACTAAATAATGGCATTTGGAGCACAACAAATATCACCAATTGACTTAAATAAAAGTGCTGCTATAGGAGTTAATGTACCTTTTTCAGGACCTAATTCTGTATCAAGTAATGTTACTACAGGTTCTGCAGTATTTACTTCTCTACCTTCAAAACAAAATACACCTTTTAAATCTAATTTCTTTACATCAGATGCTTTAAAAAATAATTTAATAAATTATTTCCTTACTAACCCAGGGGAAAGACCTTTAAACCCAACATTTGGTGGGGGTTTAAGAGCTTTTATATTTGAACAAATAACTACTGGGGGTTTAAAATTTTTACAAAGTAAAATTCAAAAAGATTTGGATTTATTTTTTCCTCAAGTAAATGTACAAAACTTAAAAGTTATGGGTCAAGAAGATAGTAATAGTATTAACGTGTCTTTAACATATAAAGTTACCAATACTAATATAAATGATACTTTAAATATGAACTTTACATAATGGCAACTAAAATAAATAGAGATATAAAATATTTAAATAGGGATTTTTCTGATATTAGATCTAAATTAATAGAATTTTCTCAAACATATTTTCCTGACACTTATAATGATTTTTCACCATCATCTCCTGGGATGATGTTTATGGAACAAGCAGCTTATGTAAGTGATGTAATGTCGTTTTATTTAGACAATCAATTACAAGAAACATTTACAACATTAGCTAGACAAACAAATAATTTATATGAATTAGCTTATATGTTTGGATATAAACCCCAAGCAACTAAAGCAGCTCAAACTCTTATCGATATATACCAACAAGTACCTGCCAATGCTGATGGCACTCCTAATTTTAATTATTCTTTAACACTTAATGAAAATTCCTCAGTTTCATCTACTACTGATACATTAGATACTTTTCTAATTCAGGATAAATGTGATTTTTCTTTTTCTAGTTCTTTAGATCCTACTGAAATTTCAGTATATGAAGTAATAGGAAGCATTCCAGCTTATTTTTTGTTAAAAAAACAAAGAAATGCTATTTCAGCAACTATAAAAACAGAAACATTTACTTTTGGATCCCCACAACAATTTTCTACTATTAATATTCAAGCAAATAATATTATAAAAATATTAGATATTATAGATTCGGATGGTAATAAATGGAATGAAGTAGATTATTTAGGTCAAGAAATGGTGTTTGATAGTATAAAAAATACTAACCCAAATGATCCTAATAATGTAGCAGATACAGGTGAAGTACCTTATTTATTACAATTAAAAAAATGTCAAAGACGTTTTGCTACAAGATTAACCGCAGAAAATAATTTACAAATTCAATTTGGATCGGGTAATCCTGAGGACACAGATGAATTAATAACACCAAACCCAAATAATGTAGGTATAGGTTTACCATTTGAACAAGATAAACTTACAACAGCATATTCACCTACAAACTTTTTATTTACAAATACCTATGGTATAGCACCTTCAAGTACTACTTTAACAGTAAGATATTTAACAGGTGGGGGGGTATCTTCAAATATCCCAAGTGGAAATTTAACTAATTTAAATAAAAATAATATAAATTTTAACAACCCAGGTTTAAGTCTACCTACAGCTAATTATGTTTTTAATTCTATTTCTTGCAATAATCCAACAGCAGCTTCAGGAGGGGCAGGACCTGATACTCCTCAAGAAATTAGACAAAAAACCTTAATGCAAGTAGCATCACAACAAAGAACAGTTACATTAGATGACTATATGGTTAGAGCTATGAGTATGCCTCCAGATTTTGGAACTATATCTAAAATATATATTGAAAAACCAACATTAGATAATCAGACATCTACAGTTGAAACTTTATGTATGTATATATTATCTCAAAATTCATTAGGACAATTTTCATATGCACCTTTTGCTTTAAAAAATAATTTAAGAACATACTTATCTCAATATAAAATGATAGGAGATAGTATAGATATAAAAAATGTCTATATTATTAATATAGGTATTGATTTTGAAATAGTAGTTTTACCTAACTTTATAAATAGTCAAGTAATATTATCATGTATCAGTATATTAACAAATTGCTTTCAAAGAGAAGATTGGCAAGTAAACCAACCAATTTTAATAAATGATTTATTTGTTAAATTAGATAAAGTAGAGGGTGTACAAACTGTTAAAAATATTAAATTTTCAAATAAAGTAGGAACTTCTTTAGGATATTCCCAGTATGCTTACGATATAGAAGGAGCAACTCAAAATGGGGTAATATATCCTAGTTTAGACCCTTCAATATTTGAAATTAGAAATTTTAATCAAGATATTAAAGGAAGAGTAGTACCATTATAAAAAATAAACTATGCCTATTAACCCAAACGACAAACTTATTAAAGATTTTGGACCTGGAAGAAATTCTGGTTTAAGAGATTCTTTAAACCAAACAAATTTAGATGTTGAAAATCCTTTAGTGGATGGTGGTCCTAATCATTTTCCCGACTATGAACATTTTCAAAAATATACTCCTAATAAAACATATTTAGATACTTTTGAAGAAGCAGCAAGTGTTAATAGCCTTTTTGGTACAACCGATAATCCTGATATTTTAAAGCCTAACAATATATTTAAAGATGGTACAAGTCTAGATATTGAAAATCCACTTCCCGATGGGGGTCCAAATAGAACAAATGCAGGGGCTAGTAATATTCCTAATGGTAATTATACTAATGTAGGTACTAATGGTGTAGTATTAGATAAAAATGGTAATCCTACTAGTGTAGAATTACACAGATATCTCCCAAATAAAAAATATATAAATAGTTTAAGTCCCACATATAAACCTTCTAATTCCTAAAAATGGCAATTTATAAACTTTTTCCATATAAAGATGCTACATTATATTCATTTTACCCAGATATGAATACAGGAATAGATCCTATTACAACTATATCTAATTTAAATATAGCAGTAGATTCTAATCCCCAAGTAGCTAGATTTTTAACTGAATTTGTACAAGAAGAAATAACAGATGTTATAAATAATAAAATCTCAGGATCACAATGGGATGTAGATTTTAGATCTTACATAGCTACTGCTCAAGGTGTAGTTGAAGCTACTGATATATCAGTTCATCCTTTAGCTCAATTTTGGTATAATGGAACTGGAACATACTTAGATCAACCTATTACGACAGATGGTTGTGCTTGGTATTCACCTTATTTTAAAAACTCAGGAATAGCATGGTCAGGTAGTGGTACAGATAATACTAATCATTATGTTACAAGTTCATTTAATTCAAATTTTGTAATGGCAGGAGGTGGTGCTTGGTACCATAGTGGTTCTGATGGTACTTTATATGCTGTAACACAATCATTTGATACAAGATCAACAAAAGATTTAAAAGTAAATGCTAAAACTGTAGTAGAAAAATGGTATAGTGGTTCATTTGAAAACAACGGATTTATTACTAAATGGGAAAATAGTGTAGAATTTAATCAAAATAAACAAATACAACCTGTAATGCAGTTTTATAGTGTTGATACTAATACTATATATCCACCACAATTAGAATTTAAATGGAGAGATTATCAAAGCGTATTAACAGGATCTGCTACAGCTAGTATAGTAGATACTACTAATTTAATATCTTCATTAGCTGAAAACCCAGGAAAATTTACTCCTGAGAGTGTAAATAGATTTAGATTTAATGTAGCAGCTAAATATCCTATTAAAATTTATACTACTGAATCTCAATTCACAGGAACAAATTATTTACCAACAGCCTCATATTATTCAATAAAAGATTTGGATACCAACGAATATGTTGTAGATTACGATACCAACTATACACAATTAAGTTCTGACAATAAAGGAAATTATTTTGATGTTTATATGAATGGATTAGAACCAGAAAGATATTATAAAATATGTATTAAATCTAATATAAATGGCTCTACACTAATATTAGATGATGATTATTATTTTAAAATAGTAAATACATTATAATGGCAGAAAAAATAAAATTAAATAAGGAAGTTTTTAATAAAAGAGACTATGTTAAAGCCATAGATACTTCTTTCACAGAATTAGGAGTAGAAAGGGCTGAAGAAATTATTTCAAACCAACCAACAGTTGAAGAATTTTTTAATTTATATGATGAACTATTCTATGAAATAGATGAATTAGGAGATACTAATTCTCATGAATTTCTTATAAGAACTAGTTCAGAATATATTAATTTTGATGCGAATGATGAATTAGTAGAAGCTTTACAAAAAGAAATAGCTGAACTAAGAGAAGAACTTTTAGAAACCCAAAAACAATTAGCTGGAAGCAATAATTCTTAAATATAAACACGCATAAAAACTCATGGCTAACGAAATCGAAATAAGTGCTTATCAAAACTCTTTCCAAAATTATAAAGGAAAAGATACTAGCATTATTAGTACTTTTGAACGTGATTTTTCTTTAATACCTAATAGTTATATAGAATTTTTTGTATATAACCCTCAAAAATCTTTACTTTCTTCAAATTTAAATTATTTAAATTATGATCAATATATAAATTCCCTAGGAGAAGATGTAACTGAAGTTACTGATATTAATATTTCTCCTTCAACAGATTTAGAAAATGAAGGATATAGCCAAGGTACATATATAACATATTATAACTTTTTAACTAAAAGAGTAGGTGATTTTATAGATCCTTTATTCATAACTCAAATCTCATCTGATAGGACAGAAATAAGATTAGATAGTAACCTTTTATCTACTATCAACCTTATTAACCAAACTAATGATTTTATAGTTTTTAGAGAACAACAACCATATTTTGTAGATTTTTATTTAAATTTTGGAAACAATGAACTTCTTATATCTAATAATATTAAATTAGAAGATGAAAATTCTTCCAATCCAACGGTTTTAATTAAATTATACGACCCATTACCCTCAAAATTCCAATTAAATGATACTCTTTGGGTTGTAACTAATTATAATGAACCTGAAGCTTATCAAGTTTCATTTCCATCTCCCTCTTTTGAAGACCAATCTGATAGCATCCAAATATCAGGACCAAATTTTTCTATTCCTATAAAAAATGAAGTAAATAATTCTTCTCAAAATCTTTCTAAAAACGATATACTTTTAGGTGCTGCAAGTAGTTCATATAACCAAATTCAAAATGTAATTTCTTCATCTAACATTAATATTAATATAAATTATGAAAATTATAATAATTTTATACATTTTAGTTCTTTAGAAACTAGATTAGAAAATTTTAATTATAAATTAGGTTTACTTGAAAATTATTCATCTTCTTTAGCTGGGTTAGAGGGGGTTTCTAGTTCATTTTCATCTAATCAAATATTAGAACAAAAAAGTACAAATGTTATTTCTAATTTTGATGGTTATGAATATTTTTTATATTACACTAGTGGTTCTAAAGCTTGGCCTAAAACAACTTCTTCTCCTCCTTACACATTATCAAAAACTACCAGCCCAGAGGCTTTAACTTGGCTAGGAAGTACCAACGAATCTAATGTATATTATGGAGGTCAACTCCTTTCAGCTTTAAATTATGATAATAATAACCCAAATGAACTTAAAAAAGCAATTCCTGAGTATATTAAAGAAGACTCAGCTAATCAACCCTATGATTTATTTGTTGATATGGTTGCTCAATATTATGATAATGTTTGGTTATATACAAAAGATATTACCCAAAAATATAACGCAGATAATAGATTAGATTTTGGTGTTAGTAAAGATTTAGTAGCTGATGCTATTAGAGATTTTGGTGTTAAACTATAACAAAATAATTTTTCAAATAAAGAATTATACACTGCATTCTTAGGAATAACACCTGATGGTAGTTTATTTCCATTCCCAGAAATTACAGGATCCTTACCCGCTCCTACAGGGTTTGAATTTGTAGATACATTAATATCAGCATCAAATGATGTAATATCAATGGATGATACTAATAAATCTTTATATAAAAGAATATACCATAATATCCCATATCTGCTAAAATCAAAAGGAACTCTTACTGGATTACGAGCATTAATAACTTCATATGGTATACCTGATACTATACTAAAAATATCTGAATTCGGCGGTAAAGATAAGGTAAATGCTAATGATTATGATTTATATTTTAATAATTTTAACTATGCTTTAGAAGTAGGACCTGGGATAAATTATATTAGTAGTTCTTTTACATCTAACCCTAATTGGAATGCTACATACAATAAACCTCAAACAATAGAATTTAGATTTAAACCTGAAAAATTAACAACTACTACTGCCCCATATGGATTAACCAATTTATCTCAATCTTTACTTACCTTAGAATACACATCAGGAGGACCTCAATATTTAGATATAGTTTTAGAATATTCAGGATCTGGTTTATCTACTACAGGTTCTTATTCAGGTGCATCTATAGATCCAAATTATCAATATGGTAATTTAAAATTGATTCCCTTCACAGGAACACCTTCAACATCTGCAAGTATATCACTTCCATTTTTTAATGGTGACTGGTGGTCAGTAATGTTAACATCTGATTTATCTACTGAATTAACACTTTCTACGGGTAATAAAATATATAATGGTAACGATGGTACTTCTTTAGGATTTTATGATACTGCTTCTATTATAGCAGGTAATCCTTGGTCAAACTCAAATAAATCATATTTTTCAACCCAATCCCTATATCCTGGATTTTCAGGTTCCATTCAAGAAATAAGATATTACAAGCCTATAATAAGTCAAAGCATATTTAAGGATTATATAATGAACCCTTTATCTTTTGAAGGTGATGGGATTAATAGTGCACCTGATCAATTAATATTTAGGGCTGCTTTAGGAAGTGAATTAGATGTTAATACTAGTTCTTCTATACACCCTAAAGTAACAGGATCTTGGACAACTACTTCATCTTTTAATAGTAATAGTAATTTTTATTTTAATAATCCTCCATCTTACTCTAAAAATACAGAATTTTTCTTTTTAGATCAACCCGCAGTTGGTATTAAAAATAGAACTACAGATAAAATAAGATCTGGAAATAATAATTTACCTTCAGGCAATGTATTATCACCTATTCGTAGATTATCTCAGACAATAGAAGAAAGTGCATCATATACAGATAATATAAACTATTTAGAAGTAGCATTTTCACCTCAAAACCAAATTAATGATGATATTATAGGACAAATGGGTCATTTTAATATTGGTGAATATATAGGAAATCCTGCTCAAAGGTTTTCAGGAAACAACTACCCAGATTTAAATAATTTAAGCGAAGATTATTTTAAAAAATATATTAAACAATATGATTTAGTAGATTTTGTTAGACTAATAAAATTCTTTGATAATTCATTATTTAAAATGATTAAGGATTTTATACCTGCAAGAACAAGTTTAGCATCTGGTTTAGTAGTAAAACAGCATTTGTTAGAAAGAAATAAATATTCTCAACCTCAGGTTTCTTTTAGTAATGAATATTTAACTGGTTCCCTTCAAGTAGAAAATTTTAATGGGGGAGCAG